TCAAGTTTTGAAGAACTTACAAGATAATCGCTTGCTTGATCTAACGGGTTTCCTTCCCATATATGATCGTAATCTAACGGGCTTGATTGTTTACATTTTAAGGCTTTGCGTTTTAAATTTTCCGGACAATGTTTATTATCGTAATAATTTATTTTAATAACTTTGCAATCTGAATCTTTTGCAAATTCCACATAAACCGCATCTTTTCTTACGTGTCTATTCATTGTGAAATATACAAGGGCGTTATTTTGTCTTATTGTCGGTACAATTATATCAAGAGTTGATTTAGTTATTGCTTCCGCTTCATCTATCCATAATATGTCGATACCTTCAAGACCTTTAATATTTACGCTTCCTTGTTCCCTGAAGCCTCTAAAAATAATTGTTGATCCTGTGCGGCGGTGTATAATCTTTGTTCTTAAAACATCAAAATCAAGATCATAAAGTGCGATTAAATCTGCTAAAATTCTATATACTGAATCTTCAATAGTGTTTTGTGTTTCACGTCCGCAGCATACGCGTACTACTCTTTGTTCACATATCCATAATATAAGGCGTGCAATACCTTGTGTTTTACCGCCGCCGCGCCCTCCATACAATAACCAATAATCAAAGTCGTTTATTTCGCTTATTATCGGCAATAACTTATCAGGCAGATCTAAAAATTCAGGTAGTTCAAATTCATCATTCATCATCTTTTATGGGTTCTTTGCCTACTTTTAAATTTAATGTCTTACCGCCGATCTTTATGTTACCCATACAATTAACATTAACTTGCTGCTGTATTTCGGGTTCATATAATCCGCACATCTTGCCTTTTAATTCTTCTGCTTTTAAAAATGCAAATAGATCAGGTTTTTCGTATTCGCCATACTTGCTATAACCTACTTGTTCAAGTGCTTTTTGTTGTATTTCTTCGAGTTTTTTAAAGCTCATTGTACGAGAGTAATAAAACTGTTCTTCAATTTCTTTGCGTAATTCTGCAATACGTGCTTTTATTTCAGGTTTTTTCAAGTTTTCGCAAGCTATTGAATAGGCTGTATCTTTTGAGTAGCCAGCGTTTATGGCTGCTTTTGTTCCGTTCATTAAAATTACATATTCTTGACAAAATTTTTCTTGTTTTGGCGTTAATTTAATTTCTTGGTTTGTTGTCTTTGTCTTTTTTATTATCTTTTTTGCCATTTTTAGCCTCTGAATATGTTTTTTTATGACATTCTTTTAAATATTCAAGCAATACATTTCTTTTTTGTTCTTTTTCATTAACTCTTGTAGCACCATAAAAGCTATAGTTTACAATTTCTTTATTATCAAAAATGACTTGGCCCATTCCGTCTAAAAAAAACATCATAGCGACATAAATCATTCTAATTATTGCTTTCAACATTTAATTTTCCTTAAATTAAAAGGCTGCTTTTTTAAGGCAGCCGTAGCGTGTTTGGAAACACTTATTTAACTTTAAAAGATTTGTCCGAAAATTTATATTTTTATTTTGTCTTTTGAATAATATTTATTGTTCAAGGCTCTGTTTATTTCTTCCCTTGACATATTTAAAAATTTATCTTGCGGCGCAACGCGCACACCGTTGTAATTATAAATTGTTCCGAATTTGTTTATAAAATTATATTCTTTGCTTTTTGTTCCCGAAAAAGTTTTATATTTTGCGCTGTATTTATCGCACCCATATTTTTTATAAAGATTTTCGGCAGCCTTCCCCGCCTTGCGTGATAGTGTTTTGTAATTACCCAGCGGCAAACCTTGTCTAATTTCTGCTATCGGCTGGCCGCACACAGAGCACTCATCTATAAAAATTAAATATGTATTTGAAGCAATATTATAAATTCTGCCTCTTTGAATATAATTACAACATTCTATCTTATTATTTTGCATATATTCCCCGCGTAAACAGCAAAAAATATCCGTTTTTTATGCCTTAATAACTAAACCTTTACAAATTTGTTTTAAAACGGTTTTTGCTCTTGGGGCCCGGATATTATTATTTTGACAAATTTTTTATAAAAAATCTGCTTTATTTATTTGTTTATTCAAAATTATGTTAAGTTTTGTAAATATGAATTTTTCATGTAGGGCATGCCTTTCGGCTGATTTGATAAATATTTTAGATTATTGTCATTGACAAATATCAAAAACAGATCTATACTAATAATGTAAGAACGATAAAAACGAAAGGCGGCTATAATGACTAATTATTTTGAAAATGCGAAAACGACAGACGAAATCAAAGCAACTTACAAAGAACTTGTTAAAAAATTTCACCCGGACATTTACGGCGAAAAAGGAAACGAAATTTTAAAAGACATTCACAACCAATTAGAAAAAGCAATTAAGAATGTTGATAAAGACTTTTTCAAAGCCGAAGACATTATAGACACCGACGAAATAAGAATTAAAAAAGAAGAATTATTAAAAGAAGCTCTTAAAACTACATTCCCCGAAGGCACTTTATTTGCTCTTTATTGGGAAAATCGTTTAAGACCGGCTAACCACAAAAACCCTTTAACAAAACATAACTTTTCAGGCTGGAACGTTTGGAGCTTAGAAATAGCAATGCTTAAAAATGGTTTTAAATCTTCTGACTGGAGTACATTTAATCAATATAAAGAACAAAAAAACTTTGTAGATAAAGGCCAAAAAGGTACACACTTAACACTTGCTGTTTATGGTAAAGAAAAAGACGAAGAAGGCGAAGAAAAAGAAACTTTTAAATTCTTCAGAGGCTATACAGTTTTCAACTATGAACAGACAAAAGCTGCATACGGATCTCAATTACAATTAGATGCAAAGAAAGTTGAAGAAGCAAGAGAAAGCACACAAAAAGTTTTAGAAATGTGGAGCAATAAATATGAGGTTGTAGCCTAATGGCTGCACCTCTTAAAGAAAGGATTTAAAATGCTGACAAATAAAGAAATAAAAGAAATAAAAGAAAATTACCCAAGTGCAAAAATTAAATATATGAGTAGTTATGGTAAAGAAATAAACCACAAAGAAAACTTATGTTTAATTGCTGCTAAATTCAATCCACGAAAAAATGAACTAATTTTTATGGCAGATGCAAGAAAATTAAAACAGAAAGGTATAAAATGCTTGAAGTAGAGATACAAAATATATTAGATCGCAAAGCAGAAACCGAAAAACTTTTAAAACAATTACACGACATATACGAACCTTACCAACGCTGGACGAGCGACAGCAAACGCGATTCTATTTTTTATGTTGATATAAGAATAGACTGTATAGAAAAAGCTGAACATTTAGCAAAAGAATATTTAAGAAAATTATTGCAAAATCGCGAACTTGACAGCAGATTGAGAGGGCAAAAATGTGAAACCGTTGAACAATTAGCAGAGCTTATAAAAGGCACAACAATAGACGATTTTTATTTTTCGGCTGTTCAATATTTATCTTATAACCGCAAAGAATTTGAAATAGGTAATATGGAATATAAAGAAAGCCGTGTACACTATCGCAAACTTGAACTTATTTTAAATTGCCTTTGGTTATTATCTCACGATCAACCGATAGACAGGGAATTAAGCCAAAAGATTTATAAACTTGCAGAAGACGGCAAGACTTTTGTATTTTTAGGCTGCAAAGTTACAAATTATAAAAACGGTAATTTAAAAATAAAATTTTCCGATTCTGAATTATTTAATAATTTTTCCGAAAGATTTAACAAAGCACTTAAAGAAGCTGAAGAAAAAAGACAGGAGGCATTATGACAACATTACAAGAATTAAAAAATGAACGTGAACGCTTTAGAAACATTGTAAAGCTCAAAAGAAGCTATCTAAAACGGATTCAAAAAGTTATTGACTTTTATACAAAACAAGTTAAAGATTTAGATAGGAAGATAGAGGAGTTAGAATGTCAGAATATTTAGGCAGAGGCGGCAAGCGTGAAGGATCCGGCAGGCCGAAAATGCCCGAAAAGGATATAGCAAAAAAAAGACAAATTCGATTAACGGATCTTGAATATAATAATTACTTGAAACTTGGCGGGGCTAAATGGCTGCGCCCTATTTTAAGAGGTGAAAAAAATGTCTGAAGAAGAATTTGAAAATTTAAAACAAAAATTCAATACTCTTAATGATGAAATAGATGCGCGCATAGATCTTAATATTGAAATTGATAAAAAAAATAAAATTATCTTTTCTTTATCGGCTCTATGTATTCTTAGCATTTTCGCATCATCATTTTTATATTATAAAAATTTGCAATTAAATAAAGATCTTAAATATACTTCGCAAGAATTATATAAACAAGATGATAAAGTAAATGAACTTGAACAAGAAATAGCAAAGCTAAAAAAATCAGACGCACCAAAACAAAAACAAAAAATACATTTTGATTTTAGCAATATGCCGGCATTACCCGAAACACATCATCATACATATTATTATGCACCAAGCCGAAATATTGAAACACCCATATATATACCACAAGAACAAAAAAGCAGCTTGCCGCAAAATGATTTTGAAGCAGAACAAAAAGAGCGCGATTTGATGTATTTAAAAGATACTGTACAGCAGCTCAAAGAAAAAGAATTATTTGATCAGATGTTTCCTAATGGCAATAATCCATATAGAATCTATTAACTAATTAAAAACCCTACCCGACCAGCGCACTTCGCCAATTACTTCAAAGTCGTAATTTTCATTTTTTGAAAAATCTATTATTATAGGCTCATAGTCTTTGTTATCACTTATAATTTTTATTTTATCTTTGGCGATTCGCTGAAGTCTTTTTGCGTATAATTGCCCGTCAATTCTTACGCAATATATTTTACCGTCGTAAACTTCAACTTTTGATCTATCAATTAGCAAACTATCACCGCCGATAATTGTAGGCTCCATAGAATTACCCCTTGCAAATATTATTTCAGACGACATAGGCTGAATGTTTAAATCGCGTGCAAGTTCTCTGCTTATCCTATATGATGCAGTTTGGGCTTCGTTTGTTACAGTAACGCCATAACCCATAGATGCTTCAACTTCGCCACGCACCGGAATAGATACGCAATTATCTTCTTGAAGTATTTTAACATTGTATGCTTCTTCAATTTTTTTAATATCATCATCCGATAAATCAACATCATTATCTTTTTTGTAGTTTATATTTGAACGACCTACACCCAGCACGCGGCCTAATTCTGCTTGACTAATATTGCCGTATGTTAAGTTTTGTAAAATAGAATACACTTTACTAAAACGCATATAACTACTCCTTTCAGACGATATTAAATTGTATTGTACAAATATCCTTGACATTTGTTCTAACATTTTGTACAATTATTATGTTGAATGAATAAATAAACAACTTAACAAAAATTTTGAGGAGCAAAAATTGACACAAGGTATTTCAAAATCAGAGCCAATTAAAGACTACAAAACCAATGTTACAGGCTACTTATCCGTTACATACATTGATAGATTAGAAAATCTTGCAAAAGAACTTGATCGTTCAAGAAATAGTGTAATCGAAGAAGCCTTGCTAGATCTCCTTAAGAAGTATAACAAGCTGTAAACAGTAGTTTTCAGCCCTTAACTTCTTATCTACATTTTAACAAAAATCAGCCAAAAAGTAAATCTTTAATGGTTGGCTTGGCTGTGCCTGAACTTTGAAAATTGAATAGCGTAAAACGACTGATGAACGGTACCTTAAAAATGCGTTTAATCGCGGGGAAGTCTGTAAACAGCGTAGCAAACAAAGTCTAAATTCTTTGACAGCTCATAGACAAAAAATGTTTATGGGCTGAACTAAGAATTTAAACAAAATGTTTCAAAGATTAGAACAATATAAACGAATATGTACAGAAAGGCGGTTTTTATGTTGAACACTTTTAAAAAATTTATTGAGATTTTAAACAAACCAAGATTTATTGAAATCACTTACGGAACAGTTGAAGAAGAAACCCATTGTATTGACACCACCACGAACAGATACGATCAGCCAATTATTAAAGGTCTTGAAATTGATTACGGTAAAATCGCCCTTGATTTAAACAAACAAAACACCAAAGATTTAATACGCGCTTATGTAGAAAAAAGAGCGGAACAAGACGGTTTGCTACTAACTGAAAAACAACTTAAATATGATACCGAACAAACATATAGAAAATATAAAAACGCTGGTTTTATTGACTTAAATAATAATTTAAAAATCGGTGTTGAAGAAGGCATAAAAGAAATTATAAACAGTTAATGCTTATTAACTCTCTACTAATTACATATAGCCCTTTATATTTGTATCGTTAGTAAAGGGCTTTTTATTAAATTTGATAGAATACATTGATCGCCCGGTTTAACTCCGGGCATTTTTTTGAAAGGTATTATATGAACGAATATCAGAGCGACGCTAATCAAGATTTTAGAGATTATCAAGCCGACGAATACGAACAATTACAAAAAGAAATCGAGGCCCTAAATGAATAGGGAAGAATGGCTTGAAGAACGTAAAAAAGGAATAGGCGGATCAGATGCAGCAGCAATTATCGGCGCAAATCCTTTTATGACAAATATTGAATTGTGGGAATATAAAACGGGCCGCAAGCAACAAGAAGACATTTCAAATAAAGAATGTGTTAAGTTTGGAGTTGCAGCAGAAGATCATATCAGGCAATTATTTGCCCTTGATTATCCCGAATATGAATTAACTTCAGAATCATTTAAAACTTACGCAAACCCGGAACACTCTTTTATAAGAGGAAGTTTTGACGGTGAATTGCATAATAAAAACAGCGGGCCATTTTCTTATGGCGTATGGGAAGCCAAAACAGGAACCATAAGGCGCGAGGCTGACTGGGTAAAATGGGGAGGCAAAAATTTTACTGAAAACAGAATCCCGCAAAATTATTACACTCAAATTTTGCATTATTTTTTAGTGCGTAAAGATTTTGAATTTGCTGTATTAAGAGCAAGATTAACAGAGCTTTTATTTAACAGACAAAATATTTTTGAAAGCAAAAGAATACATACAAGGGATTATTTTATAAACCGTACAAAATGCACGGACGATCTTAATTATTTGTATGAAAAAGAGTGCGAATTTTGGGGCTATGTCGAACGCGACGAAAGACCGCCCCTTATAATACAAGGATTGTGAGGAACAATGGAATTAACACAAACACAAATAGATACTTATAGACGCTGCATTATGCGTGAAATAAATTTGCGCGAAAGAGTATATCCAAAAAGAGTTGAACAAGGAAAAATGACGCAACAACAAGCAGATTTTGAACTATCAACAATGAAGGAAATTAAAAACTATTTTGATTATTTACAAATTCACGCAACGCCTGAACAACAAAAATTATTATAGAAAGGACAACATTATGCGAATAGGATCAGCTTGGATTAAAACAACAGACACGGGCAATGTTTATTTATCGGTGAGTATTGATGAGGCAGCCTTGCCCTTAACACTTACAGAAGATAAATACTTAACACTTTGGGAAATACCCGAAGGGGAAAGAAAAACAGAAAACGCACCGCATTATGCGTTTGTATTAAGTAAACCGAAGGCGAAGGAGGATAAATAATGGAATTTCAATTAATTACACCTAAAGAATTTGTAAGCGTAATCGAATTTAATTATGACGATTTGCACAAATGGATAACAGATCAAGTAGAAAAATATCAAAACTTAGCCTATACAGATGAAACAATTAAAAGTGCAAAAGAAGATAGAGCAGCTTTAAATAAATTCAAAGATAGAATAGATGCGGCAAGAAAAGATGTAAAGAAAAGATATTTAGAGCCTTATAATACCTTTGAAGAAAAAGTTAAAACACTTATTGCTTTAATTGATGAACCGGCGAAAGCCATAGACACGCAAGTTAAAACATACGAAGAAAAGAAAAAAGCCGAAAAGCAAGAACAAATAAGAGAATATTTTAATGCTGTTATCGGCGACTTATCAAAGTTTTTAACTTTGGATCAAATATTCGATAACAAATGGCTTAATGCAACTACAACAATAAAGAGCGTACAAACTCAAATAGATCAAACAATAGAAAAAGTTAAGTTTGATTTAAAGACAATTAAAGATCTTAAATCAGAATGGGAATTAACTTTAATTGATACTTATTTAAAAACGCTTGATGTATCAGCAGCATTAAGAGAAAAAACACGTCTTGAAGAACGCAAAAAAGAATTAGAAGAAACCCCCGAACCGTCTGAAATTAAGCAAACTGTTTCCGAAATGGAAATAGTTGAACCAACTACCGAGGAATCCTCGACACCTGAACAAAAAATTTATACTCGTAAATTTTGGGTAAAAGGTACAGCAGATCAATTAAGAGCTTTAGGACAGTATATGAAAGATAACAATATTGAATATGGAGGTATTGAATAATGGTTGCAAATTCATTAACACAAACGAAAAAAGCTACAACTTTCAGCACGTTTATTACTTCAGATGCAGTCAAAAATAAAATAAATTCAATGATAGCGGGTAAAGACGGCGGC